TCCATTTTAATATCTGCCTGACGCATTTTTTTAATAAGATCAGCGTTCGTATGTGCACGATTTAAAGCAGTACCAAGTGTCTCCGATACATCAGTTCCAAGGACTTTAAATGACCCCATAAATGCGTATTTTAACCAGGTATACGCATGAAAATTAGAGCCATAGGTGCCATAGGAATGTCCAAGGAGAGAAAGGATAAAGTCGTAAACATCACGATCTTTACACTCTCGACCCCAGACCGACTTCAACTGATAGTCACACATGCTACGAAATGGGAGATAGTAAGGCTGTCCATGTTGCCTGCGAGGATTGCGAACAACATAATGTTTAAGATATACGAGGCCTGGTGTCTGCTTATATCCATTTCTGTGCTCAACAGTAAATGGGATATCATCTCGAATATCTCGGATAGTGACGTTTAAATAGGTTTTACACCATTTTGCAAAAAGTGACTCATTGAAGTATTCAGATACCCAATCTCGCTTACTCGAGAGAGCATGATCATCTCCATAAACGATTAAGAGTATAAGGCGAGTTATCAATTGTTCCTCCAACTCGGCTCTCAAATTCTCGGGTGCTCGAATTATTTGAAATACCCCAAACAAGAAAAACCACAACAGTACAATCCAAGAATCTCCATGGGAAGTCATCCAACATCCCGATGGCATCTTGCCTATTACAATTGCAAACAGGCGTCTAAAAAAACGAACTAGACGAATTGATACTGTTTGTGCCACATATTTAATGGCACGCATCATCTCCTCATACTGAGGATGATCTTTCTTGTAATACACTCCAGCCATAGTGAAGAATAATTGAATAAAGGCATAATGGATATTCTGATCAAGAGCATCAAAATCTCCATCACCCAGTCTAGTCTTCCATTCTTCACCGAAGACGACTCCTAATCGTTCAGCCATCTTCTGTGCACCTCCTCGAGACCATTTCATTCCAATCGATATTAAATGGCCCCTCTCAAACATCATTCTAGTGGTTTGAGTTACACGCTCTAATAAAATAAAAAATTCGCTAGCAAC